ATGAAGTACAATCAGTTTTTTGCGGAACTTACCGCAGCAGGTTGTTACGTTCTTAGGCATGGGGCTAATCATGATATTTGGTACAGCCCCAAGACAGGAAACAAATTTGCCCTGTCAAGGCATGGCAAACAGGAAGTGCCTACCGGAATGGAACGTAAAGCAAGAAAGGTTCTTTTGGGGGAGTAATCCCCCTACCTTTTGCGCTTTATTATCTAAAGGACTGTAAATGTTGAGACAATGGGGTACGGTATATTGCCGTACTCCTATTTTTAAAGCAATGGATATGAAAGTAACTGTAATCATGGAAAAGGCGAGCGATGGGTATTACTCATGCTTTGTCGAGGAAGATTTACCCGGCTTTGGTTTGGCAGGGTATGGAGATACGGCGGAAAGAGGATATGATGAAAGCATATGAGGAAATAAAGGAGATGCAGGCAGAAGAAGGCAAGGAAATGCCGGAATTGGAGTTTATCTACAAATATGATATGCAGTCTTTCTTCAACTATTTCTCATTCCTGAATGTTACTAAGGTTGCAGAGTTGGCAGGTATCAATGCTTCATTGATGAGACAATATACTTCCGGTGTGACAGTAGCCGGACAAAAACAATATGATAAGATACGGGTAGCGGTGGAACGTATATCTAAAGAACTTTCCGCAGCCACTTTCTAAAGATAGTGTACCGCTGTGAAGCGAGACCGTTTTAAGACAAAGGCAGGCTCCGTTCCTTTATATATGGGTTCGGAGCTTTTTTATGAAAGTATTAATTTGTAAATTGAGAATGCAGAAAGTCATAATTATTTTATGTTTTATCTATTGCGTTGAAAAATAAATAGTTATGTCTTGCTTTTGCAAAATGCAATTTTCAAGAATTTAGCCAATCGGGAAACCGGTTGGCTTTTTCTATATATTTGCTCGTGAACGTTCAAAACGAGTTAAAATGCTTTGTAAATATGTACTTACCGTTGATAGTATTTCCTATGATATTCCCAAATCTTGTATTCAGAATTGGGATGAAATAAAGTTTTCCCGTAAACGCTCCGGACTTGAAGGAATAACTAGAACCTTTACTTCAAAATTCCAGTTTGTGGGAGAAGCCTATGATCTCATATTGGAGGAGTATTTGAGCAAATACCTAGCTTCTAATGCTAGTATCACTGTTTATACTATAACTAATTCTCATACTTATGAAGAATTCTTCAGTTGCCGACTGGATTTCGGTTCATTGACCTATGATGGAAATACTGTTTCTATTAATTCGATAGATGATAGTGTCGCTAATATCATAAAGGCTAACAAAGGAACGCAGTACGAATATTCGGTAGATGAGATAAAAGATGTATATCAGCTTTATTATGATAGACTACCGTTTAATTACTACGCGAACTATATATGTGGTGGATACTCTTTAGAAGATGGAGGGCAATATGTTGATTTCTCAAGAGATATAACAGGAAAAACTATATTCCAGTCTCTTCCATTGGAAGTCGTAGAAAAAGACTTACCAGAATCAGATAGTCCTGTAGAAATAAATTCTGTGACTTTAGATACTTCTGTACCTGCTTTTTTAAGGGCGCATAAACCAGTCAAGGTATATATAACCCCCGAATTCAACTTTTATTTAGGCAGAGGAGATGTAATGTTGACACTTGCTAAAGTTGATGGGAACGGTACCACAAGCACTATTGCGAGTTGGATAAATACCGATTATTCAGGAAATACACATACAACAGAAAAAGACACTTATAGACCCGAACAATATCGGGATGTTTATGCAATAGATCTTCAAGATGGTGAATGTCTTCAATTTGTCATACATGATCCGATAGGTAATATGAATGTTAACGGACCTGGAAAGGTGTATTTTTCTAAATATTCACTACAGATTAAATGGACTTCAATAGCATCACCTATCAATATAGATGTGGTAAAACCTATTACTGTTCTGAATAGTTTGCTCAAAAGTATGAATGGTGGTAAAGGGGGTATAAAAGGCGAGATAGCTTCCGGTGTAGACAATCGGTTGGACAATTGCCTTATTTTGGCTGCCGAAAGTATTCGTGGGATATTGTCTGCTAAATTATATACCTCATATACGAAGTTTGTAGACTGGATGGAAGCCTGTTTTGGCTTTGTTCAGAAGATTGAGGGGGATATTGTAAAGTTTGTCCATCGTGACAGCTTATTTACTTTTAATGGTAATAAGAATATATCAAGAAACATTTCAGATTTTCAATTTAAAGTAGACAGTTCTAGGATATATGCACGAGTTAAAGTTGGTTATGATAAAGTTGATTATGAATGCTTGAATGGTCGTGATGAATTTCGATTTACTGCTGAATATACTACTGGATTGCAAGTAACAGATAATACACTAGAGTTAGTGAGCCCTTATCGTGCAGATGCTTATGGCTTGGAAATCGTGTCACAGAAAAGGGGAAGTAGTTCTACTGATAACGAAAGTGATAATGATGTGTTTATCGTTGGCGCAATGCTCGCTTATAATAAGGTTATTGGGAAAGCGGAATATGTACTAGAAAGGAATGCGGATTGGAAGATTGCAGGTGTTCTAAATCCTGATGCAATGTTTAATGTTATGTATTGGCAGAAAGCTATGTTGAAAGCTAATGCTAAGTATATTGGCATGTTCGCTGATTCTCTTCATTATGCTTCTTCGGATGGGAATAGCAATGTTATAGTCAATGATGTGAAATTAACTGATGACTTTATACTTGAAGAACATTTGGTCACTTGTGGAGATGTTTCATTTACAACCTTTGATGAGGATATTCCACAAACAGATGATGGAACGATTAAGATTCAAAAAGGTGGCCTTGTTTACGAGGGCTACATCAAAGAGGTGAGTAGCACAGTTGAGAGAAAAGAGGGAGTGAAGTATGATTTATTTGTCCGTTCAATAACAAAAGCCTAGAAATATGATTATAAGCCCGTTTACCCCACTGTTTTTTTCTCCGTCTACCGATAAATTTGGAGCGAAGAGTAAATATGTGCAATTATTCGCACGTACAGACAGGATTTTTGTTGAATTGATTTTGACAGCCAAAGAGCAGGAGCCTATAGTTTACATTAATAATCTTTTAAGTAATATATCTACACCTGTATCATTAAGCTCATGGAAGATGAATGATGATAAGATTCTTTATTTCTATAACATTTCATTGCTTCCATGTGGATACTATACTGTAACAGTTAATGGGAATACGAGTGAGATTTTTAAAGTTACGGACGATGAATGTGAGTTATCAGAAACCAGCCTTATTCAGTATTCAATGAAAGATAATAAGCAGCGTCTTGATGCTGTCTGGTGGATAGATGGGATGCAATACTTTTTTGATTTTCGCGTTCCTGGTGGTTTCAAAGATAACGGATGGACGTTCGGTGTGGATAATGAGCAGTTCGTGACCTCTGATGAGGATATTGTTGAGCTATTCAGCCACGAATATACAACAGTATTATTCACGCTTGGAAATGGGATGGGATGCCCTGTGTGGTTTGCTGAATTATTGAATCGTGTCTTATGCTGTAATTACGTCTACTTTGATGGTGTTCGATATACCAGAAAGGAAAGTAATGTTCCGGAACTTAACCAGCAAATAGAGGGATTGAAGAGTTTTGTGTTCAATCAAATGTTACAGAAGGTAAGAACGATGAATCCAGTTTTGGAATGGAATAACCAGCTTGCTATGAGGTGTGTACAAAGCGGTGCTTATAGGATAGCAGATGATGAAGGAATGCGTAGTATCAAGTATGGTTCAGAAAGTGGGGTTGCAGAGGTCGGAGCATATATCAATATGACTAAGGCTATTCCTAATACTGGAGTTTCTATTAATAGTGATACTATGGTTACTGTCAACAGTATTCATCACCCAGGTGTTGATGAAAATTCATATTGGGATTTGATTGCAATCAAGACGACTGACATAGATAACAAGTATATTGGTAGAAGAGGTTACGGTAAACTTACAGTTAATGGACTGGATAGACTAAAGAACGATTTGGACAACGGTTCGATAAATTTGCGTGCTGTACTATATAAAGGAGATTCGTATACTAACCTCATTGAAGGGAGTGTAATCAGTAGGGATGGTGTATGTGTCTTGAAAGGTATTAACGGTGGAGATATTGGTGCTCTGAAGGAGTTCCAACTTTATCTTGATAATGTCTATGATTGCGACATAGATAATCTTGGTATGACCATTGAGCTTGTATGGGTATATGAAAATGATTAAAAAAGAGAATTATGACAGAAACAGAAAAACAACAGATTATTAGCCTTGTGTTACAAGCGTTGAAGACAAACTGTCTTACAATAGAGCAACTGACTGATACAACAGAGCTATCCAAAGATATGTACGTTGAAGTTAGTGGCGGTCGGAAAATATCTATTGATTTACTTTCAAGTACCATTGCTAAAATGGTGAATGGTGATTTTGATGCATTAGTGGAGAATGTCAATAAGATTGCAAAAGATTTATCGGATGGAGACGCCGAGTTATTGAAACGTATAACAGGAGTGTCTGATAAATCCAATCCTTTGACTGACCCATTTAAAAGTATTGGCTCTTTTACTACTATTGGTAGCTTTAAAGATAAATTAAAAACAATGTATTCCGGGGATTCTTCTATTGGGAATTATCGGTGTATTTTGTCTGTTGATTCGTCTAAGATTCCTGTAAATATACAAATTGAACGGTTGGAGCTTAATAAGGTTTGTCAATCATTCACTTCGTGTATACAACTGGCTACCATGTCAGACAATGCCGAAGGTGTATATTTAGGTACAGTTTGTACAATCTCACGAATAGGTATTGTTTCCAATGAGAGTGTTGCATGGGGCAAATGGACTTCTGTAATAAATGACTTTGAGGAAAGGATAGGAAAAGCGAACGGTATCGCTCCTTTGAACGAAGAAAGTAAAGTTCCTTCTGAATGTCTGCCTGAACCGTTGTCTCTTGGGGAAGGTGAAGAAGAAGCTTTCCCCGGCAACCGTGGAAAGTCTTTGGAAGATACAATGAAAAATATCCCTTCCGATATAATCAAACCGGGTTCTTTCTCCGTCCTGTCTGACGCTTCCTATCTCGATGTGTATTTTAAGAAAGTGTCCAAAACAACCGGTAAAGAAACGGATGACAGCTTCCGTCTGCCTTCTGCTACCCTTGAACAAGCCGGCCTTTTGTCCGCCGAGGATAAGCAAGCCCTTGAGGATATGAAGAGCGGCACGCCCGCTGACGATGTAACACACCCCATCGTCATTGTTGATGAGATCCGCCCATTGAAAGACGGCTACTATACCCTTGAAACCGCTATTGCCGCCATTGTCTCCTATCAACAGGAATCTGGCGTCAAATATGAGCGAACGGGTCTCATCATTACTTACAAAACAGGCGAGTATGAAATGGAAACCCGGCAGTTCCAGGGTGCTGTGTCCGATTTTGCGACCCCTTCTCTTTGGAAACCCTTCGGGAATGGTGGTGGCGGTTCCGTTTTTGAAACTTCCGATGAACCGGCGGAAGGGGGAAAGGACGCCTTTTCAACTGGTGGCGCCTATGCCTATGTTCCGGCTAACCTCGACGTAAACGTGGAAACAGAAGGCATTGTAAAACTTCAGATGAAGAACGCTGCCGGTGAAACCCTTGGCGATGAAGTGCAGTTCGCTATCGGCACGGGTGGCGGCGGTCAAACTGGTGGTACCATTGTTGCCATTGCTTTCCAGTCGACACCTGTCTATGGCTCTTACGGCTCCACGCTACGAACCTTTGCCGCCATTCGTTCCGTGACCTCGAACGGTGTCGAATCCTCTGACAACCTGATTGAGAAACTGGAACTCGTAGACCGTGAAAGCGGGCTTACCGTCTGGACTGAAACCGTCAACAAAGCATCTTCCGGTGACATGAAGGACTTCTCCTTTGAACTGGACTTCACCACATACTTTACGGCTGCCGGTACTCGGAAATTCAAGCTGATAGCCACTGACGAAAGCGGCAACACCGGTTCCAAGAATGTCAATGTAACAGCTGTTGATATTACCTGTACCTGTGTGCAGGTGCTCAACTATACCCCTGAAACTCTGCTTACTCCGACAACTGAAAGTTTCAGCCTTCCACTCTATAAGTTCGGAAACAACACCTCTGATAAAGGTATCAGTGCCCAGGTTGACATCAAGATTAATGGTGAATGGCAATCCCTGTCTACCACCGTTGTAAATGACAACTACTCGCACTCCGTTGTAATCCGCCCTGCTTCCCTCGGCCTAGAACACGGTACCTATCCCTTGCGCATCCAAGGAACGGATGTCGCATCCGGAGTGAAAGGAAATGTCATCTACACGGCTGTCATGGTAATTGACCCGAATAGTTCCACACCTCTTGTCGCCTTGAGATACGATGATAAAAACGGTGGAGTAGTCCGACTGTACGAAACCGTAGAACTTGATGTTGCCTGTTATGACCCGTTGGAAATGACTTCACCCGTCAGCGTGAAAGCCAATAACGTGCAGGTAACACAAATTGCTGCCAGTCGTAACAAAACCTATCAGGTCAAACAACAACTGCAGGGCTACAAGGCTGACGGCACCGATACGGTCAACTATACTGCCGTATGCAAGGACGTGACTAGCGAACCTGTCCGGGTGACAGTTAGCGGTTCCGCCATTGACGCCGCCATAAAAGAAGGCGCCATCTATAACTTTGACTTCTCATCCCGTACCAATCAGGAAACTGACCATAGCATTGTCAGCGGTAATTATGAAATGAAAGTGGACGGTGCCAACTGGACTACCAACGGTTTTGGCACATTCTTGGGTGAGAACTGCCTTCGCGTAGCCGAGAATGTGGGCGTGTCATTAAACCATGCCCCGTTTGCCGGCTCGTCCATCGAATCCAACGGTGCCGCCATCCAGTTCGCTTTCGCTTCCAAGAACGTGACCGATGATGATGCCCTGCTCCTTAGCTGCTATGACGAAACGTCCGGTGCCGGCTTCTATGTCACCGGCCGGGTGGTCGGCATCTTCTGTAACAATGGCGTTTCCCGTCGTGAAGAACGCGCCTATCGACAGGGTGAAAAGATAACCGTAGCCGTGGTTGTTGAACCTGCAAGCAACTACGTTGAACGTGACGGCACACGGTATTCCATGATGAAACTCTTCCTCAGCGGTGAGGAAGTCGCCTGCCTTGGTTATGTTCCGGGCGGCGGCTCCCTGATTCAGACCAAGTATATAACGATGGATGGCAAACTGGGTGATTTGTATCTTTATTACATGATGGCCTGGAACTCCTATATGGAATGGGCACAGGCGTTCAAGAACTACCTTGTCCGTCTGACCGATACAGAGGTAATGGTGAAGGAATACGCCTTTGAGGACATCCTTAAAAGCCAGACAGCCGAGGGTAGTACCCAAAGCCGCCCGTCGGCTGCCGAAATCTATTCACGCGGTATGCCTTACATTGTCGAATGCCCCTATGAAGGCTCCGATATAGAAGCACTGGACGGCACCACTTCCACCAGTACGAAGATATACATCACGCTCTATTACTTTGACCCCGAACGCCCGTGGCGTAACTTCAAGGCCGTGAGTGTCCAAACCCGCAACCAGGGAACCACCTCTGCCAAACGCCCGGTAAAGAATAAACGCTACTACCTCGCCAAGAGCAAAGGCAAAAACAAGGACACTCGAATCATATTACTTAATCCGGACGATACGACGGAGGAAGGACGCCGTGCAATAGCCTTGGCTGCCATCAACAAAGTACAGGTCGGTGATAATACAATCCCGGTCGATGTCATTACCGTAAAAGTCGATTACTCCGATTCCGGCAATGCGAACGACTGCGGCGCCTGTGAAATGATGAACGTTACATACCGTGCCTTGGGTGGTAACTATATGACACCTGTCCAACGTGCATTTGACGGAACATTTGACAGCGGTGACTTGCATATCGAAGATTTGCAGATGAACCACTCTACCGCCAATCACCCGGTAGCCACCTATCGGTGTAAGGATGACAGCCTGCAAAACGTCTATTTCCATGCCAAAGGCAACTGGAAAGAAGACAAAGGGGAACAGTTTGCCCTCGGCTTCAAAGATACCCCCGGCTATAACAAAGGTTGCCTGAATTATGGTGACTTCATAGAGTTCTTCGGTACTCCTGACGAAACTTTAGACGCAATTGAGATACGCTTCAAACAGACTGACGGCCTCGATACGGACAGTGTGTACCTGCTTTCCCTGTATTGTGGCAGCTCATACCGGATAATGAGGTACCAGGATGGTGTCTGGAAAAAGCAGTCCGGTTCCATGAAGTATGAAAACGGCAAATGGAATGTCACCGGTGACATCCTGAATCCGGTTGAAGGCTTCGAACTTCTTAACTACCAAGGTATGGACTGGTTTCAGGGCGTCGGTTCTGTTCAGGATATGATGGCCATGAAAACGGACAAGTCCTCATGGGTTCAAAAACTCGTGGATAACGGAACTATCTCTGCTGATACCTTCCCGGCATGGACTTACTACTTTGAATCGCTTGTCGATGATGACCAGCTCGCCATTGATTACGCTTTGGGTAAGAAAGTGCCGTATAACCTCTACCGATGGTTGCGCTTCTGTGATTCCTGCGATTACTCCAAAGGCGGGAACTGGCAAAGAACATGGAAGGAAAACCTGTATAAATACGCCTGCCCAGAAAGTGTCTTGAGTTATGACATCTTCACCGACTACCTTGCCGCCACTGACCAACGCGCCAAGAATATGCAGCCGATGTGGTTCTTGGAAGAGTATGCTTCCGTAACAGACGGTGTGTACAGCTCCGAGGATGCCATGCGCATGTACCTGAATAAAATCTATGACTGTGATACGCTCAATAGCAAGGACAACGACGGTGGTTGCACGGTTGACGCCGAGGTGGACCCCAACCGGACGAGCGATGAAACATTCACTAACCCTTATGCTGGCTACGGCTCCGTTCTGTTTAATAACATCTATCTCCAGCAAGTAGTGTGGACTGACTCATCCGGTACGGAACTCTCCCTGCGTACCGTTGCCGCCGCCATGCGTAACGTTCAGGCGACCATTGACGGCGTCACCCTGCACCCGTTCTCACCCGAAGGAGCTACGCATTTCTTCATTGACAAACGGCTCAAAAAATGGCAGAAACTGGTTAGTTCTTACGACGGTGAACGGAAATACATCTCCTATACCGCCACCTCTGATGCTATTTACTTCTATGCCCTGCAAGGTCTTGGACTTACCGCCCTTCCGTCTTTCATCGAAAGACGTTGGCGTATTCGTGACGGCTATTTCCAAACCGGTGATTTCTTCAGCGGTGTAATTTCCGGGCGCGTATCTTCCAAATCAAACGCCACCATCCGGATTGTCGCTGCTAAAAACGGTTACTTCGGTGTCGGCAATGACGCTAGCGGCAACCTTTCCGAAAGCTGCTTCCTTGAAGCGGGCGAAGAATATGTATTCACCAACTTCTCACATGAGGAAGGCGCCTTGCTGTATATCTATCAGGCTGACCGCATGAAGCTGCTCGACCTGTCTGAAATCTCCCTGTCAAGTACGGTGAGCTTCTCCGCCATGCAACTTGTGGAAACCCTTATCTTGGGCTCTGACACCCATACAGAACAATCCATCGGTTCTTACGCACCGCTTACCTCGCTGAACTGCGGCGAAATGCCCTTCCTCGTATCACTCGATATCCGGAACACACAAATCGCTACGCTCGTCACCGACAAATGCCCACGTATCGCCCATATCAATGCGTCCGGTAGCAAACTGGAGAACATCACTCTTGCAGAGACTTCTCCGATTAATGACATCTCTCTTCCAGCAACAATGACAAGCCTCCGTTTTGTCGGTCTTCCTGAACTGACCTATACAGGTCTTTCCGCCCCGTCCGGCCTGCAAATAGAATCCATGCCGAACGTCCAACGCCTGCGTCTTGAAACGTCGCCTAAACTTGACGCCATTCAGATGCTCCGTGACGTCCTCGCTTCACAAACGGCATCCCGTAAACTTTCCATGCTCCGTATCTCGAACATGACACTGAAGGCTGACGGCTCCGAGCTTCTTGCCATTCTCGAATATGGAGTTGCCGGAATGGATGAGGACGGCAACAGACAGGATAAACCGGTAGTCAACGGCACGTATGAACTGACAGTTATCCGTGAAACGGATGAAATCGAATCCCTTGAATCCGGTATCGACGGCCTTGTCATCCTTACCGTCATAGATGCCTACATCGACCTGATCAACTGGTTCAATAATGAGTCTTATGGCGGAGAACCGTACTACGATAACGTAACGCTGGACAACATCAATGAAGTCCTTGAATATTATAACGGCGAAACCTACGAAGAATATCTCGAACGCTTCGCTGAAGACAATATGGATATTAATGATTTAATCAACAAGTAACTATGACGAATGAACAAAGCGCAACGCTGCTTCGCTTGAATAAACAGGCACAAGTGGCAGCACTGAACGCCGTGGGCTTCTCGGATGTCACCGAGAATTCCCGCGCATCTGAATTTGGACAACGTATCAAGTGGGCCGCCGGTCTGCTTGATCTGCATCTTGCCTGTAATCGTATTTCGGATAACTCCAAGGCATACTTTACTGCTGCCGAATGGAACTCCCTTACGCTCGCTAATAAGCAACTGTATATCAAACGCGGGCTTCGTATCCGTGCCCATGGACACTCCTTCGTAATCGCCGCCCAGGAGTGCTATAATGCCGATATGACTACTACCTTCTATTGGGGCGGTCAGGGTAAAGCCATAGACGGCCTGAACCAAAAAGGACTGGGTGCCATGTACGGCTGCTTCACGGGTGAGGAAGATACCGACCTGATTATCACTGGCCTGAAAGACCAAAACAATAGTGGTGTAATCGGTGCGCCGGCTGCCGAAGCCGCCCGTGCATACCGTGCCTACACTTTGGAAAGTGACGGTATCGAGGATGAATCCAACTGGTTCCTTCCTTCATCTGGCCAAATGCTTCTGATGTACCGCTACCGGGATAAAATCAATGAGATGATGCGTACCTTTTGGAGTAGTGACAGTATGCTGATGACTGATAAATACTACTGGTCATCAACAATTTGGGATACTAACTCCGCCTGGGCGTTCGAACTGAATACCGGGCGTATTACGAATCAAAACAAAAATTCAGCCCTTCTTCATGTGAGAGCTGTTGCTTCCGAATAGTATTAACTTAATATTATACAATAAAATGGATAAAAATATCGCCAACGCCATGCTTCTGCGCTTGAATAAACAAGACCAGATAGAAGCCTTAAAATCAATAGGTTTTACAACCGTGAATGAAAACACCCCCGCAAGCGACATCGCCAAATATATGCAATGGTCAGGTACGCTTCTTGACCTTTCTTTGGCTACGCTTCGGATTGAAGACGGTGAACAAGTCTTTTTCACGGCTTCCGAATGGAACTCCATGAGCGCGAATAATCGCTCCAAGTATATCCGTATCGGCATCCGACTTCGCGCCGAATGCCACCAGTTCATTATCGCCAAAAGCGACTGCGTTGACGCAGGCGGCAATAAAACGTTCAAATGGGGCGGCTACGGTACCGACCTACGCGGCCTGAAAAACTACGGCAATGGTAACCAAGGACTCTATGATACCTTCGACGGAAAGGAAAATACCGATGTAATCCTTGAAACCCTCGCAGGCGTCAAGGACACCCAGGGAACTGTCGGCGCCCCTGCCGCCGAAGCTGCCAGAGCCTATAAAGCCTGTACGCTTGAATCTGACGGAATTGAAGATACAACCGTGTGGAACCTGCCCGCACTGGGCGAACTTATGCTTATGGCCAAGTATAAAACCGAAATCAATGAGCTCATAACTTCTATGTTTGGTAATCAAAATATATTTACAAATGACTGGTATTGGTCTAGTACCGAATGGGACGCTTCCAGCAGTTGGGGCGTGGGCTTCAACGGCGGCTACGGCCGCCAGAACGCGTACCGGGTTCGTCCCCTCGCCGCAATAAACACTTTATCTCTTTAATTCTTTATCCCTTAGAGAGTTAGCTAAATAAAAGCCCCGGTAGGGGCTTTTCAGTTTCACTTTTTTGAGCTAAAATTGTGTTAATTACTTTACAGTTATTAACTTTGCGCCCTCTAATACATACATTAAAATATTAAAAAATTAACATGGCACTTACACAAGACCTTCCTATATCAAATTCGATGTATAAGCTTCTGAATCTTATCATTGATGCCCGGCAACAATTCCCCAAGGCGTTCCGGTATGAATTTGGTACGGAGTTGATGATGCTTGCCGTCCATTGTTGCGAATATATCCGTTATGCAAATACAGATATGAACCTTGAGCACCGTGCAGATTATCTGATGAAGTTTTTGTGTGAGTTTGATGCATTGAAATTACTGCTAAGAGTGTGTGAAGAACGACATTTGACCAGCCTGACTCAAACTGCCGAAATCTGTCTGCTTGCAGAGAGCATCGGTAAGCAAAGTACCGGCTGGTACAAAAAAACGGTTGCAGATCTCCAACGGCAAAAAGCTAACGGATCGCAACAAGTCGCAAAGCCGGAGTCATAATCGCCAAGGGGATTATGAGTGAGCAATTAGAATTATTTATTGGGCATCCCCCCGGTGATGAGCCGGGAAAGACTAAGATAGCGGATGCAACGGCTTCCAGCAGTTGGAACGTGAACTTCAACAACGGCAACGTCAACACGAACAACCGCCAGAACGCGAACCGGGTTCGTCCCCTCGCCGCAACAGGTAATATAATCTATGACATACTTCTTAGCAGTATTTTCGAAGCATCCGAAGATTGTGCCAGGCAGAAAAGAACGAGTACGGATTGTGTTGAGTTCTATAATGATTATCAGTCCGCATTGGTGCGGCTATGGTATTCTATTATTTACGGTGAATATGTACCGGACTTTTCAAAAGTATTCATACGGACTTACCCGGTATATCGGGAGGTTTTTGCCGCCGCTTTCATTGATCGTGTTGTCCATCACTGGATCGCTCTTCGTATCGAGCCGATCTTAGAGGAACGCTTCCGGGAACAAGGAAACGTCTCCAAGAACTGCCGGAAAGGTGAGGGATGCTTGTCTGCCGTGCACTATCTGAATAACATGATAGTCGAGGTCAGTGAGAATTATACTGCCGATGCGTACATTTTCAAAGATGACCTGTTCAGTTTCTTCATGTCTATCTCGAAATCGTTGGTATGGGAAATGCTGAACATATTCGTAAGGGACAATTATAAAGGCGATGATATTGAATGTTTGCTTTACCTTCTAGCCGTTACTATCTTTCATTGTCCACAAAATAAGTGTATCAGACGCTCTCCCGTCTCCATGTGGGACAAACTTCCCAGTAATAAAAGTCTGTTTCATAATGACCCTGACAGGGGAGTGGCTATCGGGAACCTGCCGTCGCAACTCATAGCCAACTTTCTGGCGTCTGTATATGATTATTTCGTGATGGAAATACTGGGATTCAGACATTATGTACGCTTTGTTGATGACTTTTGTATCGTGGTGAAATCTCCGGAAGAAATATTGTCCAAAGTCCATCTTCTTGATGGTTTCCTGAAAGAACAACTCCTTTTACGGTTGCATCCACGCAAGCTGTATCTTCAGCATTATAAGAAAGGAGTCTTGTTTGTTGGGGCGTTCATTTTGCCGGGTAGAATTTATGTATCTAACAGGGTGGTTGGTAACACATATAACGCTGTCAGGAAATTTAATAGAATAGCTGAAAATGGATTTGCAGAAGCGTATGTTGAGAAGTTTGTGAGTACAATGAACTCTTATTATGGCCTGATGAAACACTTTGCAACGTACAATATCCGTCGTAAAATTGCAGCGATGTTACTTCCTGAATGGTGGGAATATGTTTATATCGAAGGACATTTTGAAAAGTTTGTATTGAAGAATAAATATAACCATAGAAAACAACTAATTAAACATATCAAAAAACATGGATCAAAAAAATATCTTACCGCGTGGGATTGCTAAGCCTATCGAGCAACAGCCGGACGGAACTTGGATTGTACGTCATCACTTCCGGGTGGTTGGTACCAGTGAGAATGGTGAAGAACTGGTAACTTTTGCCAGTTCGGAATATCCCGAGAAACCTACCTTGCAACAGATTCAAAGAAGTATTGACCGTTATCGGGTGTGTCTAACAATGTATGGAGATACAATTTCAGACGAAATAGAAAAGGTTGATCTTTCCGTGTATATGTTTACGGATTAATAGTTCAATCTGTTGGTTGTTTAGGGGTGCTTATCAAGCATCCCTTTTTTATTTATGGAAAAAGTGAAAATTATAATGTCTTGTTTTATAGATATTTATCATAGAATTGATTTCCAAGATTTTCCATTTTTGTAAAACTCGTTATTATACTCAATACATTTGTTCCATACAGAATATTTTATTAATAATTAAACGCTATGAGTATGGGTATAAAAGTATTGTATGATTGGCTTTTGCAATCTAACCGACCGGCACACGTCAAAGCCGGGATGTTCGTCTTTGTTGTAATGCTTGTTTTCTGTTTCCTTCTATTAGGCATTGATTTCTGTAAATCTGCTATTGTTTCTTTAACGACAACCGCCATTGCCGCAATAGTGGTTGAGTACATTCAGAAAAAGTGCGGGTTCATCTTTGATTGGCTTGACGCATTAGCTACTGTTTTGCTTCCTGGGCTGATTACTGTGTTTTCAATATTGGTAGTAACTTTATGATTAATATTATGAGATGGTTATATGAGTTATTTAATGTAGACCAGATACGAATTATTTTCGTTTCGATGTTCAGTTCTCTTCTTGCTTATTTAACGCCGACTAAAGGTTTTCTTATAGCATTAGTTGTAATGTTTGGATTTAATATTTGGTGCGGAATGAGGGCTGATGGTGTTTCAATTATACGTTGTAAAAACTTTAAGTGGGATAAGTTTAAAAATGCCTTGGTCGAACTTCTCCTCTATCTTATAATCATTGAAGTAGTCTTCTCCTTTATGAGCTTGATAGGAGATGGTGAGAACTCATTGTTAGTTATTAAGACTATTACGTATGTATTTTCTTATGTATATCTTCAGAACGCATTTAAGAATCTGATTATTGCTTATCCTAGAAACAAAGGGTTTCGTATAATTTACCATGTAATACGTTTTGAATTTAAGCGGGCTACGCCTACACATGTACAAGGAATTATTGATAGAATCGAAAACGAACTAGATAAAGAGGAAAGATATGAAAATATTGATTGATAACGGTCACGGTAGTAATACTCCGGGTAAGTGTTCTCCAGATGGCAGGTTAAGGGAATACTCCTATACCCGTGAAATTGCTGGGCGTGTAGTATTTGAATTGCGTAAATTAGGTATTGATGCGGAACTGGTCGTGAAAGAGGAAATAGATGTTCCTTTGTCAGAACGTTGTAGGCGGGTGAATGAATATAAGACTTTTGAAGCAATTCTTATTTCTATTCATTGTAATGCAGCCGGTAATGGCTCAAATTGGATGCAGGCACGTGGTTGGGAGGCATGGACTAGCGTGGGGCAGACAAAAGCCGATAAGTTAGCTGACTATCTGTATGGGGCTGCTGAAGAATACTTGCCTGGAATGAAGATACGGAAGGATATGGCAGACGGTGATCCAGATAAGGAGAGTAGTTTTTATATCTTGAAGCATACGAAGTGTCCGGCTGTTCTGACGGAGAATCTGTTTCAGGATAACAAAGAAGATGTGGATTTCCTGCTGTCAGAAGAAGGTAAACGGACTATTGTCTCTCTTCATGTGAAAGGTATTTGTAAATATCTGAAAGTATGAAAATGCTAATCTATATAACCATGTTCCTGATGTCAGGAATATGGTTTACTTCTTGCAAAACTTCTCATAACATTGAGTCACAAAAGCAGATTGACTATTCAGGGGATTTCTTGTATTTGCGAAACTTAATTGAATCACTACGGCTGGATGTGAATAAGCAGACGAAAATTACTACTGACAAGTTGAGTGAGCTGAAATTTGAGAATAAAACAGTTTACTTGTCGCTTCCGGATTCAACCGGAAAACAGTATCCAGTCAAAGAAAGTACTACCACCGCCTCTAAACAGGAGCAAGAACGGACCGAAGTTTATGAAACATTATCTATTACCTTGCAACAATTTTCGAATCGACTTGATACTATAAGTAATAAGGTGAATGCTTTACTAAATCAAAGAGAGAAGGTTGTTGAGCTATCATGGTGGAAGCTTCATAAAGATAAGATTTATATTGGAGTAATTCTATTGGGCATTATCAATTGGATAATATATGGGTTAAAAATGAAGTAATGTAGCCTTCAAATAGATATTTAGGCAAAATTACAAGTGTATTGATATTTGATAACTCATTTGTGTCAACAATATATCAATATTAATGATGATTACGAAGTTATTGTGTTAAAAATGTATTAACATTATCCCAGTAACAAGATGAATATATCATTCATTTATTGAGATAAATTAGTTGTGTATATCACTGATTATTAGTGTTTTATTGCAATTTTAGTTCATCAATCAATCAATCAATCATCCACACGTATAAGTTTTATACAAAATTTCCTTGAAAAATGAAATTTGTTTCTTTAAAATTAAATGTTTAGCTTTGTCGCAACGTAGCGATAAAGCTAAAAAATAAATATTAATATAAGCCTGGTGCAAAAACAAATCATTGATTTGAAACGTTTAATGTATCATACCCAAGAGAAAAGAAGATTCAGGTTATCAGGACCTGCTATTTGTAGTAGGAATGATGCTTGGTTAGGTAGTGGTTACTATTTTTGGGATGAAGAAACTGATGCTGTATCGTGGGGATATAATTCCAAAAAGCGCACAGGTGCTTTTGAAATATATAAAGCAAACATTGAAACTGAGAATTTTCTGAATACAGTTTTTAATGAGGAACATTATAATTTTTATCGGTCACAAATAGACAAGGTTGGAGAACGTATTTGGAAAAAGACAGGTATCAAAGCAACAGTAGAAGATGTTTGTGAGTATATAAATGAGAAAGCTAAGTGGACAGAGGAATTAGATGGGATAATCTTTCAAGATTTACCCACAGGGGATTCTATTTTGATAAATAAATATCCTTATAGAAAAAGAATCCAGGCAGTAGTTTATAAATTGTCCTGTATAACAGATTTTATATTTAAGGATGAGTATAATGCTAACTAAAGAACAATGTTATTATGTTAGACTTGAATAAGTTAGAGCAGAAGCTTGATAAAGCTCTTGAAAATGAGACTACAGAAAGCTTGACTGATTGGATTATGAAAAGAAAAGCAAAAGCGTTATCCAATTTTGTCGGTGAAATCTGTAATTATACACAAATGGAAATTGTATCTTCTGAATTTTCCGTAAAAGTAATTGAAAATAAGGAAAGATATAATAGCAATATGCATAACCATATTTCTTTAACTGAAGATTTATTAAACGCATCATAATGGAAGTCAATACTCAACCAAAACTCTCTTTTCATGGCGTCGATATTGTAAATGTCACATTTGAGGCCAAGGCTCCTAGAGGGAGACAAATGGATGTCGAGATAGAATGCGAGCCTACTGTTTTTCTTAATAAGAAAAAAAGAGATACTTTTAGTATTGTAATGGAAGTTACTGTTTCCAATGAGAATTATTTTTTATTATCATTGCGTGCTATAGGTAAATTTAAACTTAGTGAGGATATAACAGAGGATATTAAAGCGAAATTTCTGACAGCTAATGCACCTGCAATTATGTTCCCTTATATTCGTTCCTTTATTACAACTTTTACTGCAAATTTGGGGAATGTAGTAGGGACTTTAACAATACCGCCACAGTTTTTTAAAGGAGATATTCCTATAATAACACCTGATGAATAGGATTAGAAGAGGTAGCCCAATAAGCTACCTCTTGTTTTTGTAATCCTTCCAATCAACAACACACGAATCAACAAACTCTCCAGAAGGGTTACATAAGATAGTACTAATATATAATTGAAAAGTTCGGTCGGGAAAATAAAAAAGTGAGAACTTTTCTTTTAAGTCAAGTATAGCTATAATTGGTGAGCACTTGTATTATATTGTTTGCTGTGATAAATAGGAACAAACTTTAGTACCTTTGGAATCTATTATTTCTGGAAATATTTTTTATTTATCAAAATCATGATTATATTTGAATTGATAATATTGTTTTAAAACTTATTAGATTTTGATTTATGATAAGAATGAAAAGAAATGTAAAAGGTTGGCTCGTTTGGGGAACTGTCATCCTCATATTAATTATAATAGTCATTTTAGCTTTCTATTTTATTCAGACCAAAGGTAAGTTTGCGGATAAACAGACCGACTGGGGTGAGTTTGGAAGTCTATTAGGAGCGATTGCCGGATTAATAGCATTCGTCGGAGTTTTATTTACATTAAGACAGAATAAACAGCAATTCTTGAATAGTGAGGATAGAGCAGTCTTTTTTGAATTGCTTAGGATTTTCATTTCATATCGGGATGCTTTGCAAGTGAAAAGAATAGATTGGGTATATGATGAAAAACAATGTGAATGGAAAATAACTCCTTATAATGAGTTTTGTACACCAGAAAAAACTTATCGACAGATTTATGTAGAGTTATATCATACTTTCTATTTGGAAATCAGAAGAGGTATTCCTGAGAATTTTTCCAAAGAGGAATTTGTAAGGAGGATTATTCCCCAGAGTATGTCTAAAGAGCAATGGATGCTTATGTATGGTCAATTGAATACTGCTATTAACAACATTTATTCAGAGCATGAATTTGGAATACATAAAGGAAAGATTAATATTTATCCTGTACATATAAACACCTATGATTACCTCTGTTTAAATGCGATTAAGATCTATTTTGAACAGAATAATTTCAAGCCCATAGCTGAAGCTTGTGCTAAAGCCGCTGATCATTGTTTTGCCCCATATAAAAATCAACTTGGCACATATTTTAGGAATGCTTATTATATTTTGGAAATGACTTCGGAATTCACTTCGCCTCTAAAATATTCGAATATATTTCGAGCGCAACTGTCAAAGTATGAACTTGTGTTGTTGTTTTTTAACTCATTTAGTTCATTATCAACAATTGAGACACGAAGGTTATACTTGAATGCCGATTTGTTCAATAACCTTGAGTTGAAAGATGTGCGATTGAAAGAGGGGATAAATGATGAATCTGTATCCCGCCGAATGGAATATATACATTTTCCACCAGTCTTGTTTCAAAAGGCAAACAAAAACGAATATATCTCTAGTGGTTTGTTGGAAAAATTGTACAATGTGATTCTTTCAGAAAATAATATACTATAG